TCAAGGTCAGTGGTTCCAAACTTTAGGTACTAAAATAAACAAGTTGAGCAACGAGATCCACAGATTAACTCTCCGTGGTGGTGCTAACTTTATGGTAGTATCTCCTAAAGTTTCTACTATTCTTGAGTCTATTCCTGGATTCGCAGCTGACAACAGTGATGCTGAGAAAATGGAATACGCTTTCGGTATCCAGAAAGCTGGTCAGTTCAACGGTCGCTACAAAGTGTACAAGAACCCTTACATGATTGAAAACACAGTATTGTTAGGTTACAGAGGTTCACAATTCTTGGAGTCTGGTGCTGTATTTGCTCCTTACATTCCATTAATCATGACTCCTCTTGTATACGACCCTGATACATTCGTACCAAGAAAAGGTCTCTTAACTCGCTACGCTAAGAAGATGTTGAGACCTGAATTCTACGCTAAGATCTACATCAACGGTTTGAACACCCTTTAATAGTAGTTTAGAATAGAAAATTTGAGCCCTGCGAAAGCAGGGCTCTTTTTTTATATGTATATGAAACAATTAAATCGTTCTTACCTTATGGCTTCAAATCATTACGAAGATGAGGTCTTCCAACAAAAGAGAAGGCCTAAAAATCCAATTAAATTTAAAATTTCATTAAATGAAGAACAAAAAGAAGCAAAAGCAAAAATACTAGAAAGTACAGTTACAATATTAGCCGGTTCGGCAGGTTCAGGAAAGACACTATTAGCGTGTCAAATCGCTCTTGAAAAATTATTCATGAGAGAAATCGATAAAATTATTATTACACGACCTACGGTGAGTAAGGAGGAAATCGGCTTTTTACCGGGTGATCTCCGCGAAAAAATGGACCCATGGGTACAGCCCATATACCAAAACATGTATACATTATACGATAAAGAAAAAATTGAAAAATTTATTCAAGACGGGCAAATTGAAATCGTACCTGTTTCATTTATGCGTGGTAGAACATTTCTAGATTCAGTAGTAATTGTAGACGAAGCTCAAAACGTTACACATGAACAAATGGAAATGATTGTTACTCGTATTGGTTTACGTAGTAAAATGATTATTTGTGGAGATGATAATCAAGTAGATTTAAAATCAAAACGTGAATCTGGTTTTAGATTTTTATATACTGCTGCTCGTAGAATTAAAAATATGTGTTCTATTTCTCTTAAAACTAACCATAGAGACCCTATTGTAGAAGACTTAATTAGTTTATATGAAGAAGCTGCTGAACACGGTATATCTTTAGGTACAGCGGGTTCTAGCGGAAAACGTAAATAAGCCAAAGTTTTTTAATATTTATAACAAAACTATATAATGGCAAATATTCCTATATATGATGGTAGCCCAACATGGGACGCAACTGCTCTCCCATTTGGGTTCTATAATTCTGATGCTCAATTCCAAGCTGACGCAATTAAAGTAGCTAAGTTTTGTGCTGTTCGTTTAGGTTACCCTATCGAAAATGTTGAATTATCTTCTGGGTCATTCTTTACAGCGTTTGAGCAAGCAGTAACAGTATACGGGAATGAATTATATGCTTATAAACAACGCGAAGATTATTTATCATTAGAAGGAGCTAATTACTCATATTCTGCTTCTGTAGCAGCTGGTACTACATTTGAAAATACTTTAGTTACTCCTAATTTAGGCCCTGTAATTAGATTATCTCAACAATATGGTACTGAAGCCGGTGTAGGAGGTAATGTAAATTATTATAGTGGTTCTATAGCTTTAACTGCTAGTGTTCAAGACTATGATTTAAATCAATGGGCTTTAGATCAAGGATATGATAATAACGATATTGAAATCAAAAGAATATTCTTCCAAACAATCCCAGCTTCATTCCAATTTTTAGGAGCTTTAGGATATACTGGTACTGCTATTGCTATGTTTGGGGATAATGCTGGTTTAACAGCTTATGGTGGTAACAGTTTTTTAATGATGCCTTTAAGTTTTGACTTACAGGCTATCCAACAAGTTGAAATGTATAGAGATGTTTTATTCTCTAATTACACTTTTGAATTAATAAACAATAAATTAAGAATATTCCCAATCCCTAATAGCGATGATGATAGATATAGAAGCCAAATTTGGTTCCAATATCTACTCAAATCAGAAAGAATCTCAGATAGCATAAGCTCAGGTAGTGGTCAAATTAATAACATATCACAATACCCCTACAACAACCCAGTTTATCATACTATCAATTCAGTAGGTAGAAGTTGGATATTTGAGTATACTTTAGCTTTATGTAAAGAAATGTTAGGATATGTTAGAGGTAAATACTCAACAGTTCCTATCCCAGGTGCTGAAGTAACTTTAAACCAAGGAGATTTAATTGCTTCAGCTAATTCTGAAAAAGAAGCTTTAGTAACTAAACTAAGAGATTATTTTGATCAAACCTCTCGTCAGTCATTACTTGAAAGACGTAATGCTGAATCAGCAGCTCGTCAAAGTGAATTAGATAAAGTACCAATGACTATATTTGTAGGATAATGGCATTATACGGAGAGGCAAGAGATATTAGTTTTTTTAGACACATTAATCGTGAATTAATGGCTAACATTATTTCACAACAATGTGTTTACTATAAATTTGACTTAGGTGAAACTAAAGTTAACATTTATGGTGAAGCATCAGGTGGTAAGTATTACCACCCTCCTGTATTGTTAAATTGTTTAATCGAAAGAACCAATCAAGAATACCCAGAAAGTGATTTAGGTGTTAATTTTGCTTGGGGTATTACGTTTAAATTTTTAAGAGATGATTTATTAGACCGTAATAAAGATTTTAATAAAGATTGGCAATTTGCTAACACATACGGTGCTAATCTAGTACCTGAAGTAGGTGATATTATTATGTATAATCAAGGATATTACGAAGTAGATAGCACAAATGCTAACCAATATTTTGTAGGTAAAAATCCTGATTACGACTATAAAGATAGTACAGGTAATAACGTATTGAATGAGACTGATTTAGCTGACTTTGGTTCAAATATTTCAATTATTTGTAATACTCATTATGTACCAGCAGATAAATTAGCATTATCACCATTTAAAGAAAGAATGTAATGCCACAGAATAGAAAACCAGTACCAAAGTCTCAAAAAGAGATAAGTGAAGGATTAAATACTCCGTATGATTCTACAGTAGGTAACCCAAACGGTGCTAATCAATACTCTGTAGATCCGGATATTAATCAGGCTGGTATTCCTTTTAATCGCTCAGAAAAATTATCTCAAAAAGGAGATACTTATAAACAATTTACAGTTGGTTTAGAAGATATAGATGAATCTATATTTTACTACTTTAACAATGTAATTAAACCATTTGTATTTCAAAACGGAGAAAGAATTCCTGTACCTATTATTTATGGTAACCCTGAAAGATGGAACAACTTCCAAAAAGATGGATATTATAGAGATAAATCAGGAGCAATTATGATGCCTATTATCGTAATTAAAAGGGATTCAATTACTAGAAATAGAAGTCTTTCTAATAAATTAGATGCTAATATGCCTAATTTATATACTTCTTGGCAAAAACAATACAATAGTAAAAATTTTTACTCTAATTTTAACTTATTAAATAATAGAGTACAAACTAAACAATTTATAGCTAATGTTGTTCCTGATTATGTAACACTTCAATATAGTGTTATTATACAAACTTATTACATGGATCAACTAAACAAAATAGTTGAAGCCATTAATTACGCCTCAGATGCATATTGGGGTAACCCAGAGCGTTTTAAATTTAAAGCGATGATTGATGGTTTTACCAATGCAAATGAACTTGCGATAGGACAAGAAAGAGTAGTGAGGAGTAACTTTACTGTTAATATGTATGGATATATAATTCCTGACGTTGTCCAAAAAGATGTTGCTGCTGTAAAGAAATATAACTCTAAATCTAAAGTTATTTTCTCTATGGAAACCACATCAAATCCTGAGGTATTTAACCCAAATCCACAGGAAACAACAGACGGTAGAAATCGTTTAAATGAAAATGTTAACACTCGTAAGAGAATAAGCACTACAGAATGAGCAATATTAGATTTTTAGATAATGTAGCTGTAAC